ATGATTTTGGATTTACAACTACAATAACTGATCTGTAAAACGACATAGTATTTTATGAAGAAAGAAAATTTACAAAAACTAAATGATGTTTTAGATATTGCTGATGATATGATTGATGTTGAAACAACAAAGGAAATTACGAAAGCACCATCCGTTCAAACAAACGAAACGGACTTAACAAGTGATTACCAATTTTCAAGAGATCAATATCAAACATTAATTGAGAAGGGTAACTCCGCACTCGAAGAACTCTTGGCGATTGCAAGAGAGGGAGAACAACCTAGAGCATTTGAAGTTGCGACTCAATTAATAAATTCATTAACAGCAACAACTAAAGAACTCTTGGTTCTACAAAAGACAAAAGGAGAGATTGAAAAGAAGGATAAGTCTGCTACTAAAACAGAAAACAATCTTTTCATTGGAAGTACAAAGGAACTGCAAGAGTTGTTAGAACAAAAGAAGAAATAGTATGCCAAAAGACGATAATTCTTATTTAGGTAATAACCTTTTAAAAGGTTTGAACGTACCGCATAAGTTTACTAAAAAGGAAGTAGCGGAATACATCAAATGTAAAGATGATGTTGTTTACTTTTTGGAAAACTATGTTAACGTGGTACACGTTGATAGAGGATTAATACCTTTTAAGATGTATAAATTTCAAAGAAAGTTAATTGAAGCAATAACTGAAAATAGAAATGTTATTGTAAAATCAGGGAGACAGGTAGGTAAGTCAACAACTACTATTGGTTGGTTGTTACATTACATTCTTTTTAATCAAGAAAAGATTGTAGGTATTCTTGCTAATAAAGCAATTACTGCAAGAGAGTTATTAAGTAGACTTCAAACATCCTACCAACATCTACCCAAGTTTTTACAACAAGGTTTACGAGAATGGAATAAGGGTTCATTAGAACTTGAGAATGGAAGTAAAGTTATTGCTTCTTCCACATCATCAAGTGCTATTCGTGGATTTTCTTTTTCTTGTATCTTACTTGATGAGTTTGCCCATGTTCAAAGACATATTGCAAACGAATTTATTCGTTCTGTTTATCCGACAATTTCATCTGGTAAAGATACAAAGGTTATTATAGTATCAACTCCAAATGGGTTTAACTTGTTTTACAAGTTTTGGAATGATGCAGAAGCTGGAAACAATACTTTCTATCCATTCAAAGTTCATTGGTCAAATGTTCCTGGCCGTGATGATGAATGGTATAAGAGAACTGTATCGACAATCGGTGAGGATTCTTTTAGGCAAGAGTATGAAGCGGAGTTCTTAGGTTCTACGAATACGCTGATCTCAACTGAAAGACTACAGGAAATGTCCTACAATGACCCAATATTCTCAAGAGAAGGTCTGGATGTTTATGAAGAGCCGAAAGAGGATCGCACATATAATATCACAGTTGACGTGGCAAGAGGGCAAGGAAACGACTATTCTGCTTTCTCGGTGTTCGATATTACCGAAATTCCGTACAAAATAGTCGCAAAATACCGTGATAACATGGTGGCACCCCTACACTTTCCCAATATTATAAATACAGTAGGAAAGAGATATAATTATGCATATATTTTGGTAGAAATTAACGACATTGGTTCACAGGTTGCTGACGTGCTTCACCATGATTTAGAGTATGAACATTTGTACTCAACTTCATGGTATGGAAGGCATGGTCAGCAAATATCTAGCGGTGCTAAAAAGGATTCTTGTTTTGGTGTAAGAACAACTAAATCTATGAAGAAAATAGGTTGTTCAAATTTAAAATCACTTATAGAAGAAAACAAACTTTTATTCAACGACTACGATATTATATCAGAACTAACAACATTTATTTCTATCGGTGAAACCTATTCAGGCGAAGATGGAACAAATGATGATCTGGTAATTACGTTAGTTTTATTTGCGTGGTTAGTAGATCAACAATATTTTAAAGATTTGAGTAATCAAAATATTAGAGATAACTTATATAAAAACCAATTGAGTCAAATAGACGATATGACAACGCCTTTTGGTATTATTGATAATGGTATAAATCAAGATAGATTTGAAGTGGATTCGGATGGGACAGTATGGGAAACAGTTTCTTAGAAATAATTATATTATGTATTTTTGTTGACAATATATTAATATAAAAAATGTAATTAATTGTAAAGGAGAATCAAATGCCATTTCAAGTATCGCCAGGAGTTAATATCACGGAAACTGATTTAACTACCGTTGTTCCCAATGTTGCAACCAGTATTGGTGCAATGGCTGGTTCCTTTCAATGGGGCCCAGTAATGGAAAGAACATCAATCACAAGAGAAGAAGAATTAGTAAAAGTTTTCGGCAGACCAAATGATATTACAGCACGAAGTTTTTTCACTGCTGCTAATTATCTTTCATACTCTAACAACTTAATTGTTGTAAGAAATGTTTTAGCCGGCGCAAAGAATGCTGTTGTCGGAGACAATGATGCTGGTACTGCAATAAGAGTAGACAATTCAGAAGGTACTGCAAACAGTTATGATGTTGAAAAAGCAAACATGACTGACCAAGTATTTGTTGCAAAATACCCAGGCGCCTTAGGTAACAGTCTCGCAATTCATGCTATTGACCAACATGGTTGGGCAGCTGCTGCTGCAAAAGCATCTAGTGCAAGAACTACAGTAGAAGCCGCATTTATTAATAACTTTGATCGTGCTCCTGGCACATCAACGGATGTTGGTAATAACGGTGGTTCTAATGATGAGATGCACGTTGTCGTTATAGATGAAGATGGAGAATGGACAGGAACGCCAGGTGATATATTAGAACGACACGCATTTATTTCTAAAGCGTCTGATGCTAAACGTATAGATGGTAGTTCAAATTATATTCAAGAAGTTCTATCTAGAGAATCTGAATATTGTTGGTTAGGTGCTGCTGGACAATTAACCGCAAATTCAGTTGCAGCTGGTTCTGATGCTGGTTCTGCAAAAGGTGGAACAACATTTAAAGTTTTCGATAGTACAACTCTTGCAGAAACATATCCAGGCGGTTCACTTACTGGTGGAACGACTAATGCAAACACAGATCAGTTAACTGATGCTGAGTTAATTTTGGGATATGCTTTGTACAAAGAACCTGCTGTTGTCGATTTCAATATCGTCATGTCTGGTGAAGGTAATACCACAGTTGGTAAATACGTTATAGACAATATTGCAGATTCACGAAAAGATTGTGTTGCTTGTGTTTCTCCAAATATGTCATCCGTAGTTAACAATGGTAGTGGACAAATTGCTTCCTTGACTACAGATAATACATTTTTGGGTTCTTCAAGTTATGCTATCATGGATAGTGCATATAAGTACCAGTACGATCAGTATAATGATACTTTCCGTTATATTCCAATGAACGGCGATATCGCTGGGTTATGTGCAAGAACAGATTTTACGCATGATACATGGTGGAGTCCTGCTGGTTTGACAAGGGGTACTATCAAGAATATCGTTAAACTTTCTTGGGAGCCGACTCAAGCAGATAGAGATGTTATGTATCAAATTTCTATTAATCCGATTATTACTCAAAGAGGTAGTGGTGTAGTTCTCTTTGGTGATAAAACAATGCAGACTGTACCAAGTGCATTTGATCGAATTAATGTAAGAAGGTTGTTTATTATTCTAGAGAAAGCAATCTCAATCGTTGCTAAATCAATGTTATTTGAATTCAATGATGAGTTTACACGTTCTCAGTTTGTTAATTTAATTGCTCCATTCTTGAGAGAAGTACAGGGGCGAAGGGGTGTTACAGACTTTAAAGTAGTTTGTGATAGTTCAAATAATCCTGGCGCAGTTGTTGACGCTAATCAGTTTGTTGGAGACATATACATCAAACCGACACGATCAATCAACTTTATCCAGTTGAACTTTATTGCCGCTCGTTCAGATGTAGCTTTCTCAGAAATCGGTGGTTAAGTCTTATAAATATACTAAAACAAAGGAGTAATAAACAATGGCAACAATTTCGGATTTTAAGAACAACTTTAGAGGTGGGGTAAGACCTAATCTCTTTCAAGTGATAATTAATGCTCCAATCTTTGGCCAGATGAACTTGGAATTCTTGGGTAAGGCTACTCAGATTCCTTCTTCTACTGTCAATAAATTTGAAGTTGATTATCGTGGTCGTAAATTAGCAGTACCTGGCGACAGGATTTTTGCTGATTGGACAGTAACAATTTTGAATGATCCCGATTGGGTCAATCGTACTAAGGTAGAACAATGGATGAATGCTATTACTGAACATTCACAAAACATTAGTTCTATTCTAAACGCTGACGTATATGGTAACGCTGCTGTTTCTCAACTAAGTCGAGAAGGTAAAGTTCTGAGAACATATCGTATTCAAGATATATTCCCAACAGAATGTGCCGCTATTGAATTAGGTATGGGTAACAACGACACCGTTGAAGAATTCAACGTAACATTCGCAGTTAACAACTACACCATTGATGGTGCTGGTGTTGACGGTACTGCTAATGGTACTGGTGTTGATATTAGTTTGTCTGGACAAATTAATCTCGGTGGAATCAATATCAGAGGTGCTATCTAATCTTGACATGGGGGAGTTCGCTCCCCCATCTCTTAATAATGTATAAAGGATAAAAATATGGCTTTCGATTTATTAGGATTTACTGTATCAAAAAAAGAAGCACCTAAAACATTTGTAACACCAGATAATGATGATGGTGCAATTACCTATGTCGAGGGTGGTGGGTTTGTAGGAACATATCTCAATACAGATGTTGATGCAAAAGATGAGAATCTTTTAATTAAGAAGTATCGGGAAATGGCGATGACTCAAGAAGTCGATCTTGCAATCACAGATGTAATTAATGAATCAGTCTTGCATGAATACGGTAAACAACCTGTAAATCTTTCTTTAGATTTACTAGATCAGCCTGATAGTATTAAAAGTAAAATACAGGATGAATATACACGCATACTAAAACTTTTAGATTTTAGTAAAATTGGTAGTGATATGTTTAGGAAATGGTATGTTGATGGTAAACTCTATCATCATATTATCGTTGATCCTGAGAAAATGAAAGAAGGAATACAACATTTAATTCCTGTTGATGCACTTGACATTAAGAAGGTCAGGGAAATCAAAAAAGATAAAGACCCGATAAGTGGTGTTGAGATAGTTACAGAGATAGAAGAATATTTTGTTTATACACCTGATATGTCAACTGGACAGATGATGCCTGGTTGGAATCAAGGTCAAGAAGTTAGAGTATCACTAGATGCAATCTCTTATTTACATTCGGGAACAATTGATGCAGAAAAACAAGTAGTCATAGGTCATCTTTATAAAGCAATTAAACCTTATAACCAATTAAGGATGATTGAGGATTCTTTAGTTATCTATCGCTTGGCAAGAGCACCAGAACGAAGAATCTTTTATATAGATGTTGGTAACTTGCCCAAATTAAAAGCAGAACAATATTTACGTTCTGTTATGGATAAGTATAAACAGAAAGTTGTTTATAATCAATCCACAGGTGAAGTAGAAGATCAGAAAAAACAAATGTCAATGTTGGAAGATTTCTGGTTGCCACGAAGGGAAGGCGGTAGAGGTACAGAGATTAATACCTTACCTAGTGGACAGAATCTTGGTGAGATCGAAGATATAGAATATTTTAGAAAGAAACTATATCAAGCGTTGAATGTTCCTATCTCTAGAATAGAGGGAACGGAACAAACCGCATTTAATCTCGGAAGAACATCAGAGATTAATAGAGATGAAATTAAATTTTCAAAGTTTATACAACGCATAAGAAATCGTTTTTCAAATCTATTCACCGAATTACTTAGAGTCCAATTGATTCTAAGAGGTATTATTAAAGAGGAAGATTGGGAAGAAATAAAAGATGGTATAGATTATGTTTGGACTAGAGATTCACATTACGTTGAATTGAAAGAAAACGAAATCTATAGAGAGAGATTTGAAATCATGCAATCAATGGAAGAATACATTGGTAAGTATGTTTCTAATGAATGGGTTCGTAAAAATATTCTCAGACAAACGGATGCGGATATAAGAGAGATTGATAAACAACTTGAAAATGAAAAAGAAAGTGGTGAGGAATTTCCTGGCGGAGATGATGAAGGTGGTGGCGATGACTTCTAGTTTTTTAGATAACTATAAGAACAAAGTTTCCGACAAGAATAATGATAAACTTGCAGAAGCAATTTACTATGCTTTTGATTTAACAGATCAGTATGGTATTGTTAGAATTAATAAAGCGATTGCAGAAGCATCTATTAAATTCAATATTAATGAAGATGAACTCAGGGAAAAAATTAATGATGAATCTTTCGTCTTAACTGAAAGGA